TACAACTTGTCTTCCTAAGCCAGTGCCAATGGCTTGGTTAAACGCAGATTCGCCAGGCGTTACTTGAACCAGTGGGCGTCGCTCTGGCGCTTTTACAGGCGCGCCCTCAAACATCAACGGCTCCATTGCGCCGGTTCGCTTGTTGACCTTAAACAGCCCTTGATCAGTCTCTTGTATCGTGAAGCCAGGATTTTCGCGCTCAAACGCGGCTTTGTCCGCTGCCGTAGTGGCTTGCAAAGCGGCCGCTTCAGCGCGCTGCCGCTCGAAAGGCAACTTAGCTGCTGCAGTTGCAGCTTGTGACTCTGTGGCTGCGGTCTTGCGCCGGTCAAGCTCGTTCTTTACAAAGTCCATGACGGACATCGAGCCGTTTAGCACGTTCTCTACCACCGCCGGATCGTAGGCTTCTGGGATGTCTTGCTCGGTACCGTAGCCACGTTGGATTGCTTGCTGACGCGCCATGCTGTAAGAGGGCTGGTCTTTGACACCAACAAACAGCCGCCCCATTAGCTCAGCTTTTGTCTTGACAGCGTTTAGCCTAGCCACCTCTTCTTCACGCGCGGTCTTCTGGCGAGTGGCTTCTTGCTGGAGCACTTGACCGGCTTGCTGGAAAAAGCCGCCCTTCTGTAGCCTACCGGCGACGTCGGCTGCGGGAGCGTCTGGCGCGACGCCCGACATGATGCTCTCAAGTTCTTGAGAGCGACGCTGCTCGCGCATGGCGTTTTGCATCTGCATCTCGCCCATGCGCTGCTGCTGGAGCGCGTTCTGGATCTGCGTGGCTTGCGCTTGCATCGCCAGCGGATCGGGCAGCTCAAGACCTTTGACTTGCAGCGCGAGTCCGGGTTGGATTGGCATGATGTGTCCTTAACCTATAGCCGGAGCGTAAACAGACGACCGGATCTGGTTAGCCAGATTTTGACCGGCACTATACCGCGCAAATTGATTGAGCGCGTTGGTGATGGCGTTGGCCGAACCAATCCCACCGGCTGCTTGCGCCGCGCCGATGTCGGTCGTCAAGTTGCCGGCTGTGGTGCCAAACGCCCCAGCCGCTGCACCTTGATTAGACGCCGCCGCTTGACCCAGCGTCATCAGGCCCGACAGCGGTTGCAGTCGGTTGGAGCGCTCTGTCTGGTAACGATTGAAAGCGTTGCCGTACTCTTGCGAGCCCATCTCTTGACCGTAGCGCTGCAAAGCCTTGCCGGTAGCGCCGGACAGTAGACCGCCTCTCGCGGCGCGACTGGCCTCGAGCGCCTTCATGCCTTCGCTCAACCGGAACGCATAGCCTGGGTCTTGCTGGAAGTCAGACATGCCAAACGGCCGCGCGAACTTGCCGTATTCAGACGCAGCGGTGTTGCCTGACAGCCCGAGCAAGTTGAGAAGCTGGTTCTGCGCCGTAATGCCCGCCGCACGGTAAGGCTCTTGCAGCGCCTTCTGCTCGTTAAAGATGTCACGCGCAAGCTGACGTGCCTCACGGGCCGACTGCGCTTGTATGTCTGCGGCTCGGTTGGCGGCTTGCGATCCGGTGACGGCGCTGAACAACGCGGAAATAGGCACGCCGTAGTCTTTGGCGAACTTGGCAAAATCGCTAAGGTTGAAGCCAGCGCCTGTGATGGCCGCAGCGTCCGCGCCGCTAATAACGGCGCCCGTTACGGGATCAAGGATGTCGCCCGCGCCGCCGTAGCCTGAGATAGTTCCTGCGCCAGCACCAGCACCTGTAGCCAGTGCGTTCGAGCCCGCGTCTGCCGCAAGCTGCGTCTCCAGCGCCGACGCGGCGTCAAACGCCGGGGTCAGAGCGTTTGCCCCCGCAGCAGTTGCAGCGGCAGGCGCAAGCGCGTTGGTGGCCGGCACGGCAAGACTCTCAGCCCCAAGCCCCGCAATTTCGGCGGCGGTCAGCGGTGTTGACGCGCCCATCGTCGCCAACGGCGCAGTAGCGACGGGGAAAGCAGTTGCGCCAGGCAGCACCGCAGGCACGGCAAGGCTCTCCGCCCCTGCGGCCAGCGCTGCTGCGGCCTCCATGTTGCCGGCAGCCGCCAGCGCCTCAGCGCCTGACGCTGCAATCATTTCAGCCGCTGCGGCCTCAGAGACAGTAGCGCCCGCCGCGTCGGTAAAGCCAAGCCCTGGCGCGTAGTACATGCCAAGCGCCGCCGCTGCAACCTTCACGACGTCGGGGTGTACGCCCAGCGTGTTGGCGATCGGGTCAACGGTAGTGTCAACGACGTCACTTACCGCGCCAAGAAAATCTTTGCCAAGATCGACAAGACCACCGCCGACATCAGAGATAAAACTAAAGAAGCTGCCGAACATAATGTTCTCCTAGCTGATCTCTCGACCGCTAACTCGTAAGCTCATAGACGCGGCAAGACTGCCAAGCGTTGAAATGGAGTCGCCCAAGTTCAGGATGTGCCCTGCAATCTCAGGAAACGTGTACGCCTCGCTAGGCTGCAATGACTTGCTCTGCACGACCAAGTTGCTGCTCTGCGCAGTCTGCCCCGCTGGCACGATGTTAACGCTGATCGTCCGCGCCGCAGCGCTGTAGTTGACCACGGTGAACTTGTCGATGATCGTAGCAGTGGTGGGCGCAGTGTACTGTGTTGTCTGCACCTGCTCAACTGCTTTGGACTCGACCAGCGTCTTGGCGGTGATGGGCATGTCAGTCCTCAGCGGGCAACGGTTGGTTGCCTTCGGCTAGCCACGCCAAATACATGCGGTAGTCGCCGTTACCAAGGTCTACGGGAATCCATGCGCCGTCAGTTAACCGATAAATTACTTCTGGACGTTGGGTCAGTTGGTACATGACTATAGTTCCGCGTTAGCAAGCCAGTGGATAGAATACAAACCTCCTGCCGTAACCGCCGTACTTCCGGTGGCGATAAAACCAGAATCGCCAATGTTAGCTGTGGCCGCAGTAGGTGTTACGCCAGCAACGGTTTCCCAATTAGCAGACGCCGCATTAGGTGAGTACAGCGTCATTGTGGGGGCGCGGCGCTTAGTGACGGCAAACCGAACAGACGTTGAAAACGTTTGGTTTAACACTTGCCCTGTAGCCGCAGGCGCACCTAGCGTAGATGCTACGTTTTGCGCAGGTGCGGTTGCGTACGGGAACGATTTTTCGTAGTACCGCTGGCACAACGCCAATTCCAAATGAAACGGACGATGCTCGAACGGCGTGGCTACGCTACCAACTTCAACTTGAACGCCGGCTAACGCAAAAATATTGCCGATCGTACCTACAGCGTTGACCTGATCGATAGTAGATAAACCCCAATCCGTAGTCCAAACGCCTGGCGATCCAGTATGAAAGTTAGCGCCCGTACCAAGCGACCAGGCCAGCGTTAGCCCAGACCCACTTGTCCAGTCCCAATACACGCCAGTAGTGGGCAAACCGTCGATGACGGTAATGGTTTTGTATTCCCATGTGTTTGCGGCGTTGACCGCATACGTCGTCACATAGCTTTCGTCGGTGCTGGGCCAATTGCCATTGTACAGCGATAGGCAATACGTTCCGGTGACAGAGGACCGCACCCAAAATGAGATCGTAAACGTTTTATTAACCAGCGTGCGAGCTGCGTAGCCCTCTATGATGTGCGCCATCGAAAAACCATTGTTATTTGCAATTACAGCGTCTGCTGTTGTCACGGTTAAGCGTTGGCTGTAATACAAATTTGGCTCTGTTGCCGGAACATCTGTAGATTGAGTCACTGAAAACACTGCTGGCGTCGCTGCCCAATAGGTCCAGCGGTCTAACATTTTGGTGGAATTAAAAAACGTCGTTGTGCCAGTGCTAGTAGTTAGCGCGCTTGGTCCCCGCTGGTTAACAATCATCGACCCGTTGATAATCTTGTTGCGCAAACCTGCAAGCTGCCCGCCGTTGTACGACGTAGCAGACACGGTACCGCCGACAACATTTCCGGACAAATTGCCGCTTACGTCCCCAACTACGTTACCTGTTACCGTGCCCGTAATCGGGCCGCTAATAGAAACGCCGCTGATTGTGCCCCCCGTGATTGCGACTGCGTTGGCGTTTTGCGTGGACATTGTGCCCGCAGCAGTCAACTGGTCGACCGTGTACTGCAAAACGCCTGTCGAGTTCTGAAGCACAAACTTGTACGCCGACCCTGCGGTTAGCCAGACGTTTGCTTCTCCGCGTGCGTCCAGAACAATCGGGTTTGTGTTGGCGGTCGTTTGCGCAGCGGTCGTGTACGTTACCGCCGGAAAAGTTGTCCCGGCGGCGTAGGTGTACAGCAGCCCATACGACAACGGGTCGCCATTAGCGTCCAAGAATTGCAGCTTTGGGGTCGGGGAAATGGTTGCCATGACAAACCTTTACGCGATGATTGTCGGACCGGACAGGTACGATACCGTCATAATGACCGACGGAACAGCCGGGCGGTCAGGGCCGGTTTTGGCTGCCTGCGCCTCGATGTATACCGATGAATTTTGCGACCACCACATCAGCTCCATGTAATCGGTGGCGGCCATGTCAATCACATAGTTTAACGCTGCAATTAGGTGTCCGTCTGACGAGCCGTGCTTAGAAGGTATTGTGTACCGGCTGTTGCTCTTTGGGACGTCTACGCCGTTCTTGCGAAACCACAGCTCGATGTCGTACTCAGTAGCCGATGTGTTGGCAAACTGGATGCTGAATTGAAAATTGTACACGCCAGGATTGTCAACAATCAGCTTGGAAATCAGCGTGCCCGTGAACGTGCGGCTTGTCAGCAACTGCGCGTCGCTGACCGTGTACGTCCCGACGCCTCCTGACCCCGTGCCGTACGCGATGACATGCTGCCCGTTGGTGACGCCGGTGCCGGTCAGCACCATGCCCAGCGTAATGGTGCCCGACGCTACTGACGTCACGGTCAGTACGGTGCCGGATGCGCCAGCGCCGTCGTCGATTGTGCCGGTGAACACCGCCGCATCTGACGACACCCGCACGCCGCTGCTGTAGTCCGTCGTGTCGTAGCGAACCGGATAAACCACAGCAGACGAGCCGTCAAGCTGGTTTGTGTTGTCTTGAAACGCGCCGTAGATGGGTTGGCGCACGTGGGTCGTTTGTGCTGCGGGTCCTACCTGCAAGTCTTCCAGCGAGAACTGGTTTTGCCCCAAGCCCAACAACGTAAACGCATTGTTGAAGAAGCGGTACCACTCGCGCTGCATGACGTTATCCGGCCCTTCAATGACCGGAACACGCGCGGCAGGTATGCGCGTGATGTTAGGCATTGGTGCCGCTCGCGATCAGCTCCGCGCCCATGATAGCGACGTTGCCAAACCCACCGCCGCTGACTTCATACACGCGGTCGCGCAGTTTCTGCGTCATACCAAGCCGACGCCAAATGACACGGCGGCCAGTCTGCCCAACAAAACCCATCGAACGCTGATGGAGGTTAGACCAGTTGTGCCCGCCATCATCGGACCACCGCAGACTTACGACCATGCTACTGGTTGAATTAGCCATGTTCGGTACGACTACAAACTGCGGATTGGCAAACTGATAGGCCGTACCGTTGCTCGCCAAAACCAACGGATTAGTCACCGCGTACTCAGTGCCATCTGATGCCAACACTGACCACGGCGGGCCTTGCACGCCGGGCGCTGACGGCTGGGCAATTTCAATGTTCGTTGTGCTGCCCGCCTCACAATCCAGTTGCAAGCTATGGTGCGCGGTACGCTTCAAATCGTTTTGCCCGGTCGGTAGCGCTCGCCAAGAGCGCAGCCAATTTTGGGGGCGGCTAAGCGGGAAGAACTCGCCGTAATAATCGAAGTTGTACTTGCCAATTCGATTGCTAAGATAGTCGCCAACGTACACCGTCGTGCCAATGGTTGCCATTGCTGATGGCGAATGGCGCATCAATTGCCCGGTGGTGACGTCGGTGTATCCGCGCTGGTGCCACATGTTGGTGGCGGCGTCGTACACCCACGTCACGTTAGCCGTCGGGAACGTCAGCACGTAAAAGAAGTGGCCGTCTTGCTGGTAGGTGTACGCAACCGCGTCCGAGATCGTTGAGTACGTCTGAATAGCGTATTCGATGGCGTGCGTCGAGATGCGCTGCGGCTGGTAGCCGCGAGCGCGGTAGACCATACCGTAGCCACGCGCATCAGCCGCTAGCCAGAAGACGCTGTTGTCCATTTTAGCAACCGAGTATGGCGCAGCGCAGCCCGTCTCAAGAAACGCGCCTTGAATGGGGGCAAGCGGGTAGTCAGGCTGGCCGGCGTCGTACCAGACCTCGGTCGAGTTGTTGCCAAAGATCCAGATTTCTTTGTGGTCGACAATCAGCGACACTACATTGTCAGGCGAGGCCTCAGCGCTTGCAAACGACAGCGCGTCGATGTCGCTACCATCATAGAGCGCGGTCACCCAGACGCGAGCGCTGTTGGGTTCATTGAACACAAAGTAACCGTTGACGTAGCCCACCGTGACGGCGCCCGGAAAGTCCAAATCTCCAATTTGCGCAAACACACCCGTGTCGATGTTGTAGATGTAGCCTTTGGGGTTGGTTGATATGAAAATTTGTTGGCCGTTGTCGACCATGCTGACCGGGCCTGTGCCGGCTACGTTGGTGCCAATCGTCCGAACCCGCGATCCCACCACATACGCAGGCGGTGGCGTGTATTCGATGAATGTCGACCCGATAACAGCGTACAACTTATCGCGCGCTACCCACATGCCGCGCACTCCGCCTGATGCGGCGCCGAATACATTCTCAATGCCCGGCACCCGCTGGAAGTACGCCGCCGTCTTGCCGCCGTCCGGTGTTGACTCGGGGTACAAGTTGATCAGCCGGTTGTCCGCAGCGTTGGTGCTGCGGGCAACGTAGGCGGCGCCGAGGATGGGCGATTTCATCAGAAATTGCCGGCGTAGATGTTGTAGCGTTGACGGCTTCCGACGATCGTGTACGGAATCGACATCAGATCGTCAGGATTGTTGATGCGCTTCAGGTTGCGCTTAGACGTCATTGCAATCCGCGAGACTTGCCGCGACGGCTCGACGCCAAACTCAGGCGCAAGCTCACAGGCCAAGTTGTAGCGGAACGCTCGCAGATAGCCTGGCGGAAAGGTCAGCATCGTAGCCAAGATGGCCGGCTGCGACAGCGTTTCTACCGACACGAAATGGAATTCCAGCACCCGAGTAGGCACAGGGTAGATGTACATCTCAATGTTCGGGTAGGTCATGTTGACCCACATGACCTGCGGGTAGGTGCTGGTTACAGTCTTAAGCGCAATACCGTTGTACTGCTGTTGATTGATGAGCTTCAGACCGTACGAGACGCCGGTTGTCGGGTCTTTGAAGTAGGTCGCATCGTCAACAAGAATAGGCCGGTTGCCAACGAAATCGCCGGTAGGCCCAAGCGTGCGACGGATTTCTGTGGCGGGCCAACTGAACACCTGATCTTGAGTCGAGAACACCGACAATCGCTCAGTGTTCCACGACTCAATCATTTGGTTCATGGCCGACAGCGCGTCGGCGGCTGTCTCGGGAGACGGGTCTTCCCCCTCTGCTACAACACCTATCAGGCGCAGCGCGCCTGTGATGATGTCACCCGCTGATGTCGCCATCGACCGTCTCCTTACGACGACGACCTCGGCGCGCCAATTGATTGAGCTGCGCGCTGTCTACGGCCTCGTCTCCCAGAGTATACCGTGTCCAACCGTTTTGTTCATCATACTCCGCTTCCAAGTCCGAGATGGCAACCTTCTCGCCGTGGCGCGGGTGACGCAAATAGATGATGGGCATAAAAGTCGGGGGCCGAAGCCCCCGCCAGGTTAGCCAGCAGCCATGATGACCCAATTGGTGCCGTCTTCGCAGACCAGCGTCGCCCACTTACCAGCGGTCGCGGCGAGGATCGCCGTGCCGAGGGTAGCTGAGTTCAGCGGCCTGACGTTCGTCGACGCCGAGATCACCGTATAGGTTGCAGACAGGTTTTTGATAGTCACGGTCCGACCGATGTAAGCAGCCCCAGACGGCAACGTCACGGAGACGTTTGCCGCAGAGCCCTCGGCGACCACGTAGTTCTCTTCATCGCCCAGCGTGAAACTGGCGGTCTTACTGACCGGAGCGTTGAGATAGAACGCCGTGAGCGCAGGGTCAGAGTACGCAACACCTACAGGCTTGTTGTTAGCCATTAGCGACTCCGGTTATTACTTCAGGAACGCGGACCAAGCAGCATCACCAGTCTTGACCAGTCGGTAGGTATGCGCGCCAAAACGCGGGACCGTAACCGAACCGTAGACGGTGATGCCAGACCCGGTGGTGATGGGAACAGTCGACGACGAGCCCGTGTTGTTATTGTTGGTGATCGTCAGTTCAAACGACGAGCCAACTTTAGCACTCGGGATTGCGGCGTCAAGCTGCGCTGCGGTCGCAAGCGTAACCGTCAGCGTTGCATCGCTAGCTTTCTGGCAAACAACCAGACCGATCGCCATTTGAGCGCCGGTCAGAGTCGTGTCGCCAGTCAGCGTCGCGGGGATGGACTGTACGCCCATGACGGCTTCGTCGAGATTGCCGTCACCGACTTGATAGCCACCTGCACCATTAGGAAGAGCCATGATTCAATCCTTTCAAATTAAATAGAAACGAGGCTAGTAGATCCCTACTAGCCTCGTATTAGACGTTAGCCCCAGAGGCGGACGCCCATTTGCGGACGGATAACAGAGTAGCCGTACAATACATCGATGCGACAAGGCAGTCGATCGTTATTGATATCGTATTGACGAACAATACGCATCGAGATGCCGTTGTGAACCTGACGAGATGCCATATCCACGCCTTGCGGCATCAGCAGATCAGCGGTCGCAAACGTGATCGCATCTTTGTGATAGATCAGGTTTTGCGGGTACTGAGTGCTGGCGCTACCCAAGAAGGTCACCCCAGCGCTGGCTTGCGGGAACGCATCGATCGTCGCAAGCGCATGGCCAGAGGTGTACATCGCGGGGCTGACGCTGACCGAGTACGCGCCGCCAGTGGCGGTTGCGTCCGCAGTAGCAACGAACTGTTGCAGGCTGCCAGTCGACTCACGGGTCTGCGGGTTGACAGCGTAGACGTTAGCAACGGTGAACACGTCACCTTGCTTGATCGTCTGCGTGCCAGTGCCCGTGATCAAGATCGTGGTCGAGCCTTGAGCCGTCACAGCGCTGGTCACCGTGTGCGAACCCGTGCGGGTGCCGGTGGTGTGCTGCTTGATCGACTGCGACATGCTGATCTCTTCAAAGCCCAGCACACCCTCGCCCATCAGGCCATTCTTGAACTGACGGCTGATGGTGTTGGTGGGGTTGAACAGACCCTTCATGCCTTCGACGAGGCCAGCGTTCGCAGCCGGGTTGACGGTGGCATAGCGGGGAGCCATGACCGCAGCGGCTTCGTTTAGTTTCTGTTGGCCTTGCAGCAGCACCAGGCTGGTTCCGGGCGTGGTGCCAGGGGTACCGACCGACTGGTAGATGCTCTTGAAGCTGTTGGCAACGTCAGCGTCGATGCTGGAAGCAAGCTGACTGATACGAGGCTTCAACACGCGCTCTGCGAAGTCATCGAGCTGCATGGTCAGCTCAGCGGTCGTGAAGTTCACGCCGATGTGCTTCTGGCTCGAAACAGTCAGAGTGGTGAACTGCTCGTTGTCGTCTTGAACTTGCAGCGCAGCGCCGTCGGTCACCAGTGCGCGGTCCGGCAGACGGATACGCAGCGTGGAGCCGATTTTTGCGCCTTGGACAGCAAAGCTGTCGTCGTACTGACGGTTAACCGTCCGGGTGATCACCAGGTTGTTCTCGAGGCCATGTGTTCGCCAAGGTTCGCTACGCCTTGACCGCCCTTTCGGGCTGCTGCATGTCACCATGCAGAGCAGACTATCTCTTCACCCTCTTGCGAGGGGCTGTGCGCTTCCAGCCGCTTGGCTGTACTCCCTTACGGGATAGTCGTTACACCTTCCGCTGATGAGGACAAACGCCGCCGTTTTTGTGCTTGCCCACTTGACAATTCATGCAGAGAACTTGGTATCCCGAAGGGAACTTGTTCTTGCACAGCCAGAGGTAGAACGCGGTGCCGCTACTGCGGTAAGCACCTGACTTACGTTCCACATTGCCGTTGTTGTCAATGTGATCAATCGACAAAAACATTCGCTCAGCTTCTCCGCAGCAGACGCATTTGTATCCGCCATACGCGGCAAACACTTCGTCTCTGCGCCGGTCTTGGTTACGCTTTGTCTTGGCTGCTTCAGCAGCACGGATTGCTGCTTCTTCTTCAGGACTTGCGTTTGCCAGTTTCCGGTTGCGCCATTCACGGGAGTGCTCTCGAGCTTTTTCTCGATTTGCTTCCCGCCAATCGCGCATTCGCTGGGCGAGCTTTTCTCGGTTGCGTTCCCGATAGCGAGCAGCAGCTTCGCGGTTTTGCTCGCGTTGCTTGGTTGCTGCGTCGATGTCGGGGCTTGTTTCATCTTTGGCTTGGCTCGGTGTTTTCATGTAATCATCTTACATGACGTCCACCGAATTCACACAGTTTTTCTACTAGGGTTTCCCCTAGAGGAGACCATTATTTAATCTCGAGTGCTTTCCGGGTGATCATGTCAATCGTAAGGATTGAGTTAGCCATGATCTATAAAACTCCTAATTTGGGTTAACGTCCATACTTCGCTTCCCACGCCTTGATCTGTCGTTGCCGCTCGGCTGCGATCCAGTCGCTCGTGCTCATTGCTTTGATGGAGCGCGGGTCTGTGGTGTCGTAAGCCGGTGCGCCAGAGGCGCGTGCTGCAACGGGTTCGATCGGCGCCGGAGCGCTAGATGGTTTTCTGGTGGGCGGACTGGCGGCCACTTTGGCCTCAATCTTCCCGATCTCTTTGGCTTGCAAGAACGGCGATAGACGCGAGATACGATCAGCTTCTTTTGGATTGGACCCGAGATAGTACGCAATGTCGGGGCCGATCTCTGACGCCTGAATTGTTTGAGCCATCACGGTCGAGATTTTGAGGCTTGGGTTGTAGGCGACTTGCTCGAAGTCGTCATACTTTTCCCGTGCCTGTTCTTCTTTCTCGTGGTACGACTCAACCAGTGCTGCTTGCTGGCGCTCCAGTTCCCGTTGCTGGAGAAGCTGTTCGGCTTTCTGCGCGGCCAGTGCATCGGCATACGCTTCGACCGACTCAAACTTATCCTGCGTCACAGGTTCTGCGGGCGCTGCGGGCGCCTTCGGACGCTCACGTTCCCAAGACCTACGCTCTCTTGCGAGACGCTTGCCAATCAGCGCATCCACTTCTTCTTGAGTGAATGTTTTGACCGCCGGTGCTTCTACGGGTTCAGGTGCGGGCGTCGCTACCTGCTCCGGCGCGGGTGTTTCCGCTACTACTTCAGTGTTTTCTTCCATGATTACTCTGGCGAGTGCCTGGTGGACCGCACCAGTACGGTTTGAAACATTACGCAGCCCACGGCAGCGGTGGCGCTACCACGGGCGGATTCTTTTGGTTTTCGATCTGTTGCAAGACTGCCGCTTCAGTAGCGTCCTTGTCAACCCCATTCGCCCAGATCCAGCCGAGCACTTGCTCTTGGGTCAGGCTGGCGTAGGGGGTGAAGGACTCAGGATCAGGCGAGGGCAGCGAGCAGGTTGCATAGACGCTCGCTGAGTAGCCGTCCACGGTGTCCGAGCACTGCCAGTGGGCGACGATGCAAACGTCAGACAGATCGCCTTCTGATACTTTGCAGTCAAGACGGGAGATGTTCCAGTTCATGTTTATTCCTCGGTAAATTCGTGAATTGCGTCAAGACCGAAGTGGTCGTTAATGAACCGAAGCATCTTTTCAACGTCAATTTTTAGCACTTTTCCTGTCGGGGTGTGTTTGGAACGGAAAATCCATTCATTTGTTTCTGAATCGTGCGGAGACAGCAGCGTTGCATTACCGGCTGCGTCCATGACGTTTGCTTCACCAGCGGCTGAGTAAAACGACACGCCGTTTGCAAGAGTGCCAACAGGAGCCGTGCCGTCAAAGATGTCAACTCGATTTGTTCCTGCCGTTGTCGCACGAGCCGCCGTGCCTCCAACTTGGACGCTGCCGCCAGACGATGTTTGAAAATCCCCACCGCTGGTGATACGGGCGCGTTCGGAAACACTGCTTACCCCATCAAAAACACCAAAGGCTAAAGCATTGGTAGATGCAGGAACAAATAAAGTTGCCGCACCTACCCCGCTTTGATTAAGTAATATCGCTGTTTCAGTTCCGTTAGCGGTATGAACTTCAAGTTTTTTTGATCCGCTTGTAGCTCCAACCAACAAATTCCCACTCGCATCCAGCGTCATCGCCTGGGTGAAAGTGATCGCGTTGCCTGCGGTGCCGGAGGGGGCGGTTTGCCATACATGAGCGCCAGATGATTGTTCGTAGCGGCTTGCAAAGCCCGTTGCGATGTATTTATTGCCCGTGCCGTCGTTGTAGTTGTTGGCGCTTACGTAGGCGTTGTTCAGGTAGCCCCAAAACGAAGCGTTTATTACCTGAGCAGCTTTTGCGCCACTGAGACCCCACGCACTAGGCGCCACCCCCAGACCGAGGTTGCCGGAGGTGTCGAGGGTCATGCGATCTATATCGCTTGTGGTAAAAACAATCGGTTTGTAAGAGCCTGTGCTTAAATAACCTGCAACAAATTTCCAAGCAAGGCCAGAGTCAAAAACAAACAAACTGCTATCGTCAGCCGAAGTTGTAACAGCCAATCCATTGTTAAAAGCAGTACCAGATTGCTTAATTTGAAGTTTGCCGTAACTGCTTGGGGTTGTACTGCCAATCCCAACATTACCCGCCGCAGTCACCACAAACGGGCTGCTGTCGGGGTTAGCTGCATCTTCCACCAGAATGGAATCGCCAGTACCCGTCTGCGTGATCCTGAGTGCTGGAGTGGTGGCGTTCACCACCATGACATAGCTGTCGCCTGCTTGTGCGGCTTGGATCTGCGGGACAACTGTGTTGAGAAGAAGAACCTCGTATGCGGCCATGATTTACCTCAAATTTTGTTGTGCAATTATACTACTGTTATGCCCAGACTCTTACAGGAGCCACAGGCGACACAACCGCGCTTTGTAGAGACTCTGGGCAAGTCTTATCAGCACTCAGCCTGACGTTAACGTGCCACCCCGGTAACGGCGCCATCTGCTCGTCGTCAGTCCCAGTAGGCTTGTAGATGACGCCGATGTAATCGACCGATGCGTCAACAGGGGCATACCCTTCTTCTACTTCTTGCAGAAGCCCAGCCGCGAGCAGTTGTTCGTATGCGACTTGCTCAGAACTAAACCTGAGATACAGGTCAGTCCACGGGGCTACAGGTTGTTCGTCGAGCATAGTGTCCTCAACTCGTCAAACTTTGTAATTCAGCGTTGGTCAGACGACGGGGGGTGTAGGTGATGCGGCGGATGTAAATAGCATACTGTGTAGCAATACCTGTGTTAGAAGCGCCAAGCCGCGCAATATTAACTGTAGGTACACCAGTTATCACAGCAGTGCCTGCTGCTTGTGCGTCTGCGCTAAACGCCAACTCTAAAGCTGCATACGCTCCAGCAAATTTGTGCCTAAGCCCATCATTGGTTGAAACGGTTCCTGTTGTTGTCTCGGCAGTTGCCCCGCCGCTTAAACGAGAGGAAATTGAACCGGGAGCAGTTGGACTTACATTCCGAAAACCAAGTTGAATTAAATTATTGTTTGTCCCGTCGTCAAACCTAAACAACGGGCTGTTATTTCTTGCGTATGTTGTTTCCCACTGGAACTCCGCATACAACGTCCCCTCTGTCGCATTGTACCAAGGCGACAGCGTACCGATACTCGCAATATCAGCCGATCTGGTAGTGGCTGCGGTGGTGGTGGGGATGACGGAGGTGGCAAATGCGCCTTGTTCTAGCTGGGGAAGGCCGATGCGGAGGGTGAAATCGTAGCTATTGCCAATGGTCAGTCCAATTCTTAGTTGGGGCACTAAAAATGCAGTAGACGCATTATTAAGAGTCGCTGTGTTTGTGTATCTTGTTAGCGTCGTTGTAGGAACTATAGTTACATCAAATTGCGCAAGCCCAGCACCGCCTGCATCTCGCATTGACATCCGCAGTGTGTAACTATTTGCGTTTGCAACTGCCGCAACTTGTTTAATGTATATTGATTCTGTCCACGTTTGCCCATTTAACGCCGCAATTCCTGTTGTTGTATCAAAACTGACTATAATGTTGTTGCTGGTAGCAGTGCCGGACAGTTTCAAATCAATGTAAGTAATGCCATTTTCTGTTCCAATGGCAACAATTTCTTGCGTTAAACCGCTAGCAGAAACACTCCAATTCGTCGGAGCCGTCCCCGGCGTACCCGCAACCGCACCCACCATCGTGTTATTGCGGAGAGAATTCGTCCGCTGCTCCTCTATCAACAGCCCTTTCGCTGCAAGTGTAGTGGGGTCGTAGTCGAACCGAGGGCCGTACACCACTGCGGTGGTGGTGGGAGTGTAGTCCAGCGCGTTGGGGCCAACGGCGAACTGAGCGCCCCAGATGTAGATGCCACTGGTGCCGTCGCCGGTGTTTGAAATCCTAATAAAAACCGAATCAGATGCCGTGGAAGTTGGAATTACAATCGATACGCATCTATACCACCCATTTCCTACTGCCGTTATTGATGCGCTAGAAATGCTTGAGCCAACAGAGGAGACCGAACCTGTTGTTAAATTAAAATCAACCGTTCTGTTTCCTGTTGTGCCTGCAAAAGCTGACGAACCAACTCGTAATTGAACAATGTCAAACTCTGCTTTTTGGGCAAAAAACGAGACGGCATACGATGTTCCAGATGTAAATGAAATACTTTGACTAACTGCACCGTTTAACCCTGAATTTCCAATTAGCTTGTCACCAGTTAAAGTTCCATCTGGCGCGGTAGCAGCATTGGCTGTAATGCTGGAGTTTGTCTTCGTCCAACTAGCATTATCAAACGTCTGACTCTGCAAAAGCAAATTATGCGGGGCATATTCCAGTTGCCCTGTTGGGCTGTATCTGGTGGCGTTGGATGCTCGGCTGAAGGTGATAAGGCTAGAAAATGTTGTCTGGGTGAGCACCCCGAAGCCATTGTCTACAAGATAGTAGCCCGGCTGAACCCCCGGCACACCGCTTGATGGGATGGTGTAATCCAAGTACAGACTTGGTTCATACGGCGCTATGTAGTAGTCAACGCCGTTGCTTGACTTAACTAAAAACGAAACTGTGTAGGCTGTTCCAGAGCTATCTTGAACGACTTGATAGACCAGATACGCTATGCCGCTGCTAGTCAACACAATCCACGGCGGCCCAGGATCAAAAGACGAAAGATCCGTTGCCAAAGTGGCGACGGGCCTAAGACCTAAGCTTAGGCCATTGCGGATGGGTATGCCAAAGCTCATCGGATATTGATGGGTTTAGCGTAGAGGGTGCCAGCGCTGCCAATCTGGATTGCACTGACCCGCCACGGAGCGCCCGTACCTTGCGGCACGATAAACGGAATCGGCGTATTGGCAGGGATGGGTGTTGAGCTGGTAGTCGCAGTCACACCTTCGCCTATTACGACGTACGCAGCGGTTGTTGACCAAACCACCACGCCTTGCGGTCCTGCTGGCCAAGCGGTCGTCGACCCCGCTGTGCCCGTGTAAGACGCCGTATAGGCGGGGTAGTTGGCATCAGCAAGAGGATTTAGCAGTTCCATAACGCGCCCTTACGCAAGGAATTTCAGTTTATAGAGCGTCGATAGATACTGCCCGACGATCTCATCAATGATGTTCTGGAGCGGCGTGTCGTCCTTCTCACACACCTTGTACCGCATCTCTTCGATGTCTGCAAGCGAGTCTTTGAGAAACTCAATGACGTCTGTCGTTTTTTTGGCTGACATTAGCGTGATTGGCCCGATCAGCCCGTGCCGGCCTTGATACGCTTCGGCAAACTTGTCGGCAAGTTCTACGATGTTGTTGTAGAAATGGCGCAGCGCTTTGTGTTTGGCGTACGACCTTGTATTCAAATGTACGCTGTGCGTCACATCCCGCGCTAGGAACAAGGTGCCGATAAAGTCTGCGCAGCTCATTGTGTCATACCCATTTGTTGAGCAACCACCATGTCGCCAGCCGTCATGACATCTTTCAGCGTCTGCATGACCACATCCTGCACTTGATCAGGCGTCATGCCCGCTTGCACGGCTTGAATACGCTTGGTTTCCGCATTGTACTCGTCAATGCGCAGCTTCTGCGCTTCCATTGACTTGCCGACGTTTTGGAGCATGTTGTACATCTGCTCCATCTGCTGTTGCATTGCTTGGATCTGCTGATTGGCCGCTTGCAGCGCAGGATCGTCGTCTTCTTGCAGCAGCTTGGGATCGATCATCTTCTTCAAGCGCTGCGCCATCTCTTGTGCGCCTGGCCAATCCATGTTCTTCACAAACAGATCGCCAGCCGCCGCCCACAGGTTTGGATTGCCTTGCAGAATCTGGCTCATTGCGTCCATCGACTCCTGACGCTTGGTCAAATAGCTCGGGCCTGTGGTGACCTTGACGTCGTACTTACCAACGCCAGGGTTGTAGATCTTCTCAATCACCACGCCTTGCTCGTTGACGACCTTTCGCACCGGTTCCGGCTGCGTGGGGTCAAGCCGCACCATTTTTGATTCGCCGTCCACCCCAACAACCCGTGCGATACGCTGCGTGTCGTAGATTTTGGGGATCAGATCGACCAGTTGCCGCCCGACGTGACGAATTGCCCGCGCCAGATTGTCGACGTAGTGGTACGTACCGACGTCACCCTCGCGCTGACGAGCCAAAATAGCCCTTCCAGACCGCTCATTTGACGTCATTCCGAGGCTTGCGTTGTACTGCCCAGTCGCCGCTTTGATGTCCTCAGAAGCGCCCATTTTGGCCTGAATCAGGCCAGTTTGGGCCATCGGAGGCTGCGCCCGCTGAGGCAACGGCAAAATATTGCCCGCTCCGTCGGTCACATCAGGGTTGACCTCAAGATAGGGGTAGTTCTGCGTGTTGGCAGTCTTCCACTTTTCTTCGTAACCCTCAAACTGACCGCCGTAGCCAATGAACGGTGCTTTCGGAGCCAGCGCCAGCATCTCAGCTTCTTGGCTTACCCAATAGTTGTACATCCGCTGGGCGTCTTTGGCATTTCTGACCAATCCTGAGATTTCAAGTTGGCCTTCAATCGACCATTCGTTACCGATTACGCGGATGACAGGAATATACGCACCCGCCCACTCACGCTCTTCGATGATCTCGTAGCCGTTGGTCTTGCACCATTTGATCGTTTTGCGCTGTAATTTGCGCTGACGAGTCGGTTTTAGACCCATTTGACGCATCATCTGGTCTTGCGGCGTGCCTTGGTAGGTCGTCGTGCCGTCAGGGTACAAATTAAGCGTTGCAGGCTTGTAATCGCAGTAAAAATACTCTGCAATCCGCACCGTCGTCTCTGACAGCCATTGCGACAGCGCTTGGTCGCCCACACCTTGCACCATGATCGAGCTGACCGGCATGGCGTTGGGGTACATCCGCTCGTAATCGGCTTTCAAAATGTCTTCGGTGATAAAGCACCACTCGGCATCCGCACCGCACGGGTCTTGGATCGTTGGATCCATGTAGACCGAGAAGCTGTTGCGAATTCGACCGATCTTGATGTCCTGATCAAAACTCGTCTCATCGCAATATTCGGTCAAAATCCGAATGTAGCCTTCGCCGTACGTCACTTGGTTGTCGCAGGCGGTGTCGTACGCCACATCGGCGTCTGAGATGTACTCGATATGACGGATCATGCCGTCAAAGATCTCTGCGACTTCGATGTCCGCGTCGTCGTCTGCCGGGATGACGTTAGGCGACGGCCTGTTTTGACGTTGTTCGTTCGTCACTTGCCGCACGTGCTGCGGCAACTTGTTGATCGTCAGGCACGGGCGCGCGTTAATGGTCTGGCCTTGCACCGACCCCCGCACGGACAGCACGTCCGCCGGCCACTGGTAGTGATTGTCAGGCGAACCCGCCATAAACCGCAGGTCGTCCAACTGGTCTTCGCGGGTGTCGCTATACGCCGCGACCGCCATCTTAAAGCGGCTGCGCATTTGCGACAGCTTGTGCGCCATGTCTTTTGTAGGCGCGCCGCCTACGTCAGACACCTCTGCCGCGCCGTCAATGCCTGTCGGATCGTAAGCCATTATTTCTTCTTGGCGGCTTGCCGTTTGGTGTTGTACGCAATTGCGAGAGCCTGTTTTACAGGCTTTCCGGCCTTGACTTCAGCCGCTACGTTCTTACGAAACGCGGCTTTGCTGGGTGATTTGACGAGCGGCATAGTTATTTCTTCTTGGCTGTTTTAGCGCTCTCTTTGAACGCCTTGGCGGTGGGTGCGCCCGGAGCGCCAGGTTTGCGCATCTTCTCGCCCGATCCGGCTTTGATGCGCTCACGTTTAGCATTAATATTGCTGTAAAGACCTGGTTTCATCTTAGCACTTCCATCGTTTGAGCGCCGCTTTGGCGCGTTCGCCATCTTTGGCTTTGGCGGCTACCCCAGACATTCTGGCGCAAAACGATGCCTTACGGCCCTTGTCTGTTTCTGTTTTGGGGTTGGGCGCAGGCGCTTTGAGATTGCTCCCTGTGGCTCGGTTGTATTTTTCACGCCCCTTAGCTGTCAGCCCAGCGCCTTGTTTGGTCGGCAGCTTTTCGCCGCGCCCGACCGACAGGCTGACAGACTTCTTGGTCATGCGCCCATCCAGCCGGTTGCGCCTGCGGTGCGGTCGCTGTAGTGGCGACGGGGCATAGTTGCTCGGGGTTCGCGGGAGGCGACAGGAAATGCGAACGTCACCGCAATCGCATCGGCGGCGTCAGGAGAAGCTAAACCCCTGGCTTTCATATCCTTCTTGCTCTCCAAGAAGATCGTACCGCTTGAGTCGGGTTTGGTCTTTGGCCCGGTCAGATCTGCCTTCAGTTGCCTGTCTGGCGCGATAGACGCGGTTCTTAGCCAGTCCCGCAGCGCACCCCACAGCTCGGCGCGCTTGTTACCCCACATTACTTGGTTCTTGGCTTTCCAGCCAAAGTTCACCCCACGCACCTTATACCGCTGTTCGACCAGCCGGTCAAGTATGCCGTACCCTAGCCCACCCTCGTCGATCACCGTCAGCGTCGGTTTGTATTCCTCGATCGCGTCGATGACGTGCCCCACGGTCGTCATCGTATCATCCCCCCGGTACCGCTTAATTGCGATGATGTCACGCCCTTGACGCACCGCGATGACCGTCGAGTCGCCGCCCGACCTGGCTGGGTCGATGCCGATCACGATTGGCGCTGTCTCGTCTTTGTGCTTGGGCCGAGCAAACGCCTGATCGACCAGCGCGGGTCCGATGAACTGATCGTCGCCTGCGCTTGGAAATTCCCCGTACACCTCGACCTTGGCCTGTATCGAGTCTTCGCCGTACTCCGCAATGATCTGCTCGTACACCTGTTTGTCGGTGTCCTCGACGTCGCGGGCGTCGATGTTCTCGGTCGACCAAAAGTCGCGCTTCGAGTTGAAGCATTCGAAGAAGTAGCCTTGGTTGCGGCGCGGATTGGAAAAGGCAAACCAGAACCTGTGCGGCGTGTTTTCTGTAAAAAAGCCGGCGGCCACTTGCCAGATCGAGTCTGGAATACCTGACGCCTCATCAAAGATCAAACACACGCCGTCCAGGTTGTGCAGACCGGCGTAAGCGTCCGGATTCTCTTCCGACCACAGACGCCCCTCGATGGACCAAAAGCGCGTGCCTTTCTTCAAGTCCCGCTCGACGATCTCCGCCAGCCACTTAGCCGGCGCAACCTTGGTTGCGCTAATCTCAAACCAATGGCTGTTGATCATCATTGCCAGCCACTTGGTGATCTCTGACCAAGTGATACTACGGAGCTGGGCCTCACTGTTGGCCGACACAATTGTTGTCGAGCCAATGCGCGTGGAGAGCATCCACAGCACGAGCCATGACACTAGCGCAGACTTACCGATCCCCCGGCCTGATGCGACCGCCAACCGGAAGACGTTATAGTCGACCCGCCCGCCGTTGTCTTTGATGTGTTGCGTAATCTTCCGCAGCACCTGACGCTGCCACTTGCGCGGGCCTTTGTAGTTGGCCAGTGGCGTGCCGTGTTGCCCCCACGGAAACGCAAAGTTTACAAACGCTTCCGGGTCGTCTTTGATGCGCGGCTGCCAGAGCCGCGTCATCAAAAGCATTTCATCAGAGGCGTTGTAGATCGGCTGCTGCAAGTGTTGGCTCCAGTCGCTCTGTTACCTGCACGTCAATGACGCGCTGCTCTGCTTTCTCAAGCGCCGATATTACGCTGATCTGCTGCGCTACGTCGATCTGCACCTGTTGCTTAGCGACCCAATCGTGGCGATGGCGCAGGATTTCTAGCGCCGCTTTGGTGTCGCCGGAAAGCGCAGCGTCCATCATTACAGCCGCAAGCGCCCCTTCTGCGTCAGCGCGCCCCTTCTGTTCTGCCATCTCGGCGATCGGGTCCATCTCGCACAGACGCCGATACTCGGTCGGCAACATGCCGGCTTTCAACGCCAGCGAGTCACCCTTTAGACCCAACTTGGCAGCCTCGTAGATGCGCTGCAAGCGCGCCTCAGTCGCTTCTAGTTTGCGCGCGGTAAGCGGCAAGGATTGGAAGGTCATGGCCAGATGATGTGCTGCAAATAGTGTTGCAAGTAATTATAGCACTTTGCAAAAAAATTTGTGCGACCCCTCCGTTTTTGACCGGCCCGGTCGCCGGCCCTCACCGGGGGCTCTCGCCGCGCGACCCCGATCCGCCAGCCCGCCAGCCCGCCAGCCCGCCAGCCCGCCAGCCCGCCTCGCTGGGTGGCGTGGGGTAGCACCCCGTCAACCGATAGCCCGTCTGCCATGTGGGCGTCGTGGGGTAGCGCCCCACTAGTCGACAAGCGCGCACACCTGGGCGCGTGGCCATGCAAACGTGGGCAATGTGGGGCAGCCCAAAAGCAAAGCGCTCATGCGGTTTGCGTGGGGTACCCCATGCCGCCCGGCTGTCGGCGCGGGGCTGCGGGCGCGGGGCTGTGGGGTAGTTGGGGTAGCTGGGGCACCCCCCTAAAAAAAGTCCCTATAATTTACACTACTGTATATATATACAGTATAAACACAAAACATTTTTTAGGTATTACCTAGTGCCCCACATTACCCCGCCATAGGGGCGCGCCTACATCCCGCGCCGCCCCATTCGCCAACCCATTTTCGCCCCACTCCACCCTGCAACACGTTGCGTCGCGCCCCGCCACAAGTTTTGCGTGGGGTAGCAGAAAATGAAATAAACTTTAGATCACGGCTTGACAATGCAACAAAACGTGTTGCACAATGCACTCATGCGCTCGCGTGAGCGCGCCAACAACCCAGGAGCCGACACCATGACCAAGCACCAAACCACTACCGTCAACACCGCGCTCGCGCGCCTACCCGCGCTCGGCGCCGACTATGCCGCGCGCGTGCTCTCCGCTTTGCACCGCTCCGCCATGCGCGCCGCGCAGCAACGCGAGATTGCCGCAATCGCCGCTGCGCACGGGCTGACCCGCTCGCCTAATTGGATTGTCTAATCATCAACCGCGCGCCTACGGGCGCGCTCTCAACCCTGGAGCCGACACCATGCCCTATCAAGTTCATCTATCGCCCAAATCCGCTAACGCGAAAACCGGTCCGATTCCTGTGTCAACCACGACGCGCGCAACCTGTCCGACGTCCTGCGCAATGCGCGACGCGTGCTATGCGTCGTCCGGTCCGCTCGCGCTTCATTGGTCCGCAGTGTCATCGGGCGCGCGTGGGACCGATTGGCAAACTTTCGTCGACGCGATCGCGCAACTGCCCGCCGGCCAATTGTGGCGCCACAATCAGGCGGGTGATTTACCGGGCGATGGCGCGACGGTCGATCCGGTCGCGCTCGGCGAACTTGTCGCAGCTAATCGCGGGCGTCGCGGGTTCACTTATTCTCATTACCGCGATGGCGCGTCGTTGTCTTGGATCCGCCACGCCAATGAATGGGGTTTCACGGTCAACCTGTCCGCTAACGATCTCGCCGACGCGGATATCCTCGCCGACGCCGACGCCGGTCCGGTAGTGTGCGTGCTACCGTCGACCACGACCGAAAACACTCGCACGCCCGCTGGGCGTCGCGTCGTCGTCTGCCCTGCTACTCAGCGCGGCGACGTTAGCTGCGCGACGTGTCAACTATGCGCCCGCCAGCGCGACGTGATCGTCGGTTTCCCGGCGCATGGTTCGCGTAAACGTGTGATCGACATCAAACTCGGAGCGTAAAACTATGCCGACCAAGCCTACCTTCAGCATGCGCGTCAAGGGTTCGGACAAAACCGTCGACGTGAAATACGATCGCTTGGCCTACATGCGCGGCGATCGCACCTATTTATTTGCGCTCCATCGCGAATTCGCGGGCGTCAATGCGCCGCGCGCCGCTCGCGAATGGATCGTATCCGATCCAGTATCGGGCTATCGCCTGCTTCGCGTTAATGCTCACTTTAAAGGCATGCCGATATCGTCGCGCTCGCTGACCCTCGCCGAAGCGCGCCAATGCGCGCTCGCCGATATCGACGCGCTCGTTGATCGCATAGGGATTGTGAATTTTGAAGCCGTTATCGATCGCGCGCACGCGAGCGCGCAAACCGTTGGAGCCTGACCATGCCATCAAATCTCATCGAATGGACCATATTCATCGGCGCCGGTATCGCGCTAGGTTGCGCGCTCTTTTTTGGACTATCCGCGTGACCGCTGCAATCCTTGTCGGTCTACTCGTCGCCGTGCTTGCGGTCGCCTTGCGACTCTAGCACCCTCAAAAACAATCAGGGCGCCCGAAGGCGCCCTTTTTTATTTGACGGCGCGCAAGGCGCCACCGCCCGGCGGGCGCTCGCTCAACCTTCGCAATTCCGCCTTGCCTAGTTCGGCCAGATCCGGCGCGCAGTATAGGTGCCGCTTTGTCGGATGTTCGCGCGAGTGACACATTCCGCAATCGAGCCATCCGCCCTCGGCCAGCGCGTGGAATAACGCGCTCACGGGCACCCTCGCGCCAGACGGCGCAAGGGCGCTCAGACGGCCGCAAAGTTCTTGCCAAGGGGCAGACACCACGCCCGAGGAAAATTCGCCTATACGCCCTCTAATCAACTCTAGGAGGTAGGATTCGACAGGCGACATACCGGCTTCCGTCATCATCCGTTTGGCCTCGGTTACCATGGGCGTCGCGCCAGGTTCGAACGTCGACACGTCACGGGCGCGCAGCCACCCGGCCACCGCTTCGCGCCCGCCCGCCATATACCACGCCCATAGGGCCGACGATTCCGCCTCGGTCATACGGGGCGCCGACGTCCAGATGACGAACCAACGCCGATCGTCACTAGGCAACGCGATCGGGATGCGCTCATTCGAGAATGCGATCACCAGCAAGCGGTTCGCGCTCATGTAGGGCGCCAAATATTTGCGATTGACGGGCAGCACCTCGGGTGGCGCGGCCAATAGCGGTTTCAATTGATTCTCAAGCGCGCGACGGTCTTTGGCCTCGGCCTGGCGCAATTCGTTGACCACCAGCACCTCAGACTCGAGCGCATAGCCCCAACTACTTGTAACCTCCTCGTTCCGCACCAGCGCCACGTTCCCCAAATCCTTGCCACCGATCGCGTACAGGAAAGGGGCGAAAAGCGAATCTTTACCGCAACCCGGCACGCCCGCGAACAAGATACCGTGGTTGACCTTGACGCGCGGATGCTGAACTTTAAAGGCTAGCACAGTTAGTAAGTGCTCACGTTCTTTCGCGTCAGGCACTAGGCGCTCGACGTGCGCAAGCCACGGCGACACGTCACCAGATCGGCCCTCGGGGCGCGCGTCACGCCAGCGGTTTCCGAACGCAAGCCCGTCACGGGCGCAAACGATCGTCTCGCCCGCAGCGTAGGTCAGCCCCGCCAGCACGCGAGCGCCCATCGCCTGCCGGTTTTCGTCAAAACTGATAGATGCCTCGACCCGGCGCTTCTTCGCGCCCGTGGCATGCACCGACCAGCACGTCACATGCCGGTAGAGCGCGTTGAAGGTCTGGCGCGTCAATTCGCGCCGTTCGATCAGGTCGAAGTAACAGTCCCCGTCCGCGACATAAGCGTACCGTTCAAACCACTCGGCCCGCTCAAGCCGCCCGGCCTCGCGGCGCTCGACCTCGGCCACCACCGCCGCAGCGGCGTCGGGGTAATCCTCGGTCGGCGTCAGGCGCGACATGACCTCGGACATGCGCTGCGTCAGAAGCTCGTCGCGCAGCCCAGGCGTATGCTTAGGGCCGCCCTGCTCTGCGACCCACGCGAGGAAGCGCGCGCTGTCCCAATCGCCACAATGGCCGTGATAACAACAGTACGCGCGCGTGAGGCCCAGATAACGGCCTTCGGGGTTCCCGTCGCTGTGGTCCGCGCTGTTCGGGCAGACGACCCCAGCCCAGCCCTCGGGGTTCGGGCGCGACAGCACAAGACCCTGCGCCGACAACCACGCGAGCACGTCATCGGCCCCGTCATCCGACAGGCGCACCGGCCGCACGCCCGCGCTGTCGTCCGGGCCTGGGTCGACCCCGAGAGCGGCGCAAAGGTCTGGCAGGCGGTAGACGCGCTCGGGGTGGAACTCGACCAAACGCGCTTGAAAGCCGCCCTTGTCCGGCTTCAGGTTGACCGAGCCCGGCAAGCGGAAATTGCGGACAGGATTGATCGCGCCAGGGTCGCTGTAACCGGCTTCCGCAATCGCGCGAATGGCGGCGCTGTACGCTGCCTTGGTCGGTTGGTCCTCAGGGTCAAAGGCGTAGCCCCACTGATACGATCCGGGCGACGTCTCCATGATCCAGGTCGGCGGTACGGGCGACGCCTTGGGCGCCTTGCTGGGCTCGCCCACGTCGTCCAGCACCATCACCAGCACATAATCGACGTTCGCGGCGCTTGCAGATGGGCGGCCCTGCTCGAACCGATCGATAACGAACGATCCGGTGTTGCCATACCAGGCGCCCTCACGCACCCGTGACAGGTCCGGCAGCATGGCCGGCCATGACGCCTTGAGCGCGCCGTCGGCGTGGTACTGCAATTCGCCGTTTGCGTCCCTGCGTGGCTTCTGGCGCACGAAAAGCGCTGTCTCACCCTCGGGCGCCAGATTGATGATAAACTGCTCGAAATTCATACCTTCTCCCGTAGTTCACGCCCGCCTGCCAGCGGGCGTTTTTATTTACTGTAGCGGGTCGTTACCTTGACCTCTACAGCGAGCGGCAGACCGACCGCCCAGTCGGGTGGGGTCACCATAATACGCTCAAGCTCGGCTTTGGCCTTCTCAGGTTCAACCGTCTCGATCACGATCTCATCGTGCACGTGCGCCACCACGCCGTCACACTGCCGTAGTGCGGCGCGTAGGATGTCATGGGCGCTTGCTTGCGTCACATTCTCGCAGGCGAGCCCGCCCCACAAGCGCGCACGCGGCCACTCGGTCGCATCAGCCGCCGGCTTCCATGACGCCTTGGCGTAGGTCAGATGCTCGCCCTCGAACTTGGCAAACGGGTAGCAAAGCACACGCCCCGAGGGCAGCATGTACCAAAGGTGCTGTTTGTCGTAGACATACGTTATACGACCCGCTGTGAACTCATGGCCGGGGTGACGCATCGCGCTCATGTACGCGCGCTCGAGGTCTTGCCAGAACATCACGGCCCACGGGTTCGCCCGGCGCCAGGCGTCGACGATCCGACGCGCTTGCGCCTCTTCAAACCGCACGCCATAGCCCCGACCCATCGCAGCGAACGCGCCGGTGCTACCGCCGAACCCGAGCGCCAACTCTTGCACCTTGCCGACCTGGCGCTGCTCGTCGGTGACGTCCAAATATTGGACGCCATAGGTCGCAGCGGCGTTGACCTTGTACGGGTCAAGGCGCTGGCGGAAGATGTCGAGCTTTGCCTCGCCTTGAGGTGATGCAGACAGCCACGGATTTACCCGGCCCTCGATCGCGCTCCAGTCAGCAACGACGAACGAGTGGTCAGCGACGAGTGCCGGGCGGAGCATTGACTTCAGGGCGTCGGTGACCCGCTTTCCGAACCGAGGCACGACAGCGTGGCCTCGAACGAGGGCGTGTCGAAGTTCAGCGGGCTCCTTGGCGCTCTTCCGGGGGAAGTTGTGGACCTGCGCTCCATATGACGCAGCGCGGCCTGTCGCTGCGCCTCCAGCAAAAACAAATGCGCCTCGTACGCGCTGATCTTCGTCATCAGCCAACGACGCGAGGCGGCCAAACTTCGCAGTGCTCGACGCCCAGAGGTCGTCGGCGCATTGGATGACCTCGGCAACAGCGGGCGGTACCTCATCAGGGTTCTCCATCGCAAGCAGGTTCGCTCGCACGGTCTTGTCTATCGAATCTTTGTCTTTCGAGCGCGCCAACTTCCGCGCCTCTGGCCCAAGGCGCTCCAGCACCCAGGCGCGCATTTTAGGCGACCGCACGGACGTCACCGCGCCCTCGGTGAGCTCGACCACACGCGCTTCGATCTCGACCCGCTCAGCCTCGCTGTAGCGCATGGCGGCGTGGCAAAGCTCGACGTCAACCTTTACGCCTCGGTCGTTGATGCGCTCGTTGACGTGGTAGTCGGCAAGCTCTTCGGGCGACAGCTCACGCAAGCTCTTACTGATCGCGCGCATGGCGCGCACGTCCTGCTTGCAATACTCGAACAGCGCGGCCAAGTCGTCGGCGGTGTGCTTGAACGGTGGCAGGCAGCACTTCCTGACCAATGCTGCGCCCTTGTGGTCTTTCTTCATGCTGGCGCCCGCGAACCGACCGACGTCTTCAAGGCGGCCAGGCGCGCAGTTCGACCGCGCTTGCGCGGCGGTGCAGTAGAACTGTTCGAGCGCGGGCTCCGGCAGGTCAAGATCGGGGCAGAGGACGTACCAGAGAATAAGACGTTCGAATGCCGCATTGTGCGCGCGGATTTGGTGCGTCAGGATCTCACGCGGAAACGGCTGATCGGGCGTCCAGAGCTCGACCTCGCCGTCGTTGATCGCATAGGCCATGCAGAGCACCTGCGTCGACGGGTGGCGAGCGTAGTTGTACGGGCCGCGCGCGATCAGGTCACACTCGCTGCGGCTTTCGAAGTCAAGCCAGATCACGGACGGCACTCCATGAAGGCTTCTATGAACGCTTGGGCGACTTGCGGGACGATCGCGTTACCGTAGGCGCGCAAGCGTCCCACTCGGCTGGCAGCCCCATGAGCCAACGGGAATGCGCCGGGTTCAACTGGCCGCCACTTTCCATCGCGGCAGTAGAGCCAGTCAGCATCTCGCCAGAAGCCGTTAGTCGCGCTGGCCCTGTTATCGCCGCAAAATCTTGCAGCCTCTGTTGAATTTTCGACCCGTCCTGCCGGTACATTTGCAGCGCCGACACAGGATTGCCTATGCGATCGTTCTGAACTGATGGTGTCGGCCAACCCGTTAGCCACGCCATTCGGCCCAACAACGCATTGATCGGCACGTTGTCGCATTGCGCTCCGTCTTTCCAATCGCGCGTCGTTGGCGTCGGCCACCCAATACAATCGTTGTCGGATGTGCGGAGCGCCGACGCCCGCCGCGCACAGATCAGCCGTTGCGCTGGCGTAACCCGCTCCTTCCAAGTCAGCTTGTACAAGGTCGAGCCACTCAAGGCCATCTTTGCTTGCAACTTGCTCGCCAAAGACGATCGAAGGGCGGCGCTCGCGGATGAGTCGGAAGAAATCGGGCCAGAGGTGCCGTTCATCATCAAATCCGCTTCGTTTGCCCGCAGCGCTGAAGGGTTGGCAAGGGCAGGAGCCGGTCCAGACGGGCTTATCGTCGGGCCATCCTGCGAGGCGCAAGGCGTGACTCCAGACGCCGATGCCGGCGAAGAAATGACACTGCGCGAAATCTGCGAGGTCCGCAGAATCCACGAGCTGAATAGACCGCTCATCAACTTCCCCTTTTGCGATATGACCCGCCGCAATCAGATTGCGCAGCCATTGCGCCGCATAAGGGTCAATCTCGTTGTAATAGACCATTTGACTTTACCTTAGTGTATTGGATGCCCGTCTTTCCGGGCTGTCCGCAGGCTCACGGAGCTGGAGGAGACACTGCGCCCTCCGCGCCTGCTGCCGGTGTTGTCCGTCACCTCCGGCTGGACGTCGGACATCAGGCGGCGCGGCGACGACGGCGGGGCTGCTCTTCTGCCGCAGCAGCAGGTGCTTCTTCCGCTGCCTCTTCACCATCCATCGACACCCACTCGACGATCTCAAAGACCGGCGTATAGATGCGTCCATACGATTTATGCTGATAGTGATCCTTGCCCAGCGTCACGATCGGCACGGGGCGCTCGGGATCCTTCTCCACCTGCGCCGCGATCGCCACCGCCAACTGTTGCACGGCGCGCTTGCCGCCGACTGACGTGGTGGTGTAGCGGCACTCAAGGCCCGCGTCTTCGCCAGTCAGGCACTTCAACATAAGCCCCACCTGCTGCTCCCAGCCCTTCTTCGCGCTTGGGGGCGCGGCGTCAAGCTCAGGCAACGGTTGGGTCACAGACGACATCTTTTCGGCCAGCACCTCACCGTCGCCCCACGCGATGAAGCCGTGGACAAACGAGAAGGGATTGACCGCCCAGCGGGCGTCGTCTTCAGCCTCGGTCTGATCTGCACCATAGACCCAATGACCCGTTTTGTCCATTTTGATGATGGCCGACGACATGGGCGCTACGGTTTCCAGCGTGCGCAGGCTGGTGGCGAGCGTTTGAACAGCGGGAAGACCTGCTTGAGCGAACTTTACGAGATTGGACATGACTTTTCCTTAGACAAGTTTAGAGAGGGCCGCAGTGAGCTGCTGCCCGATTAGCACCTTCGCTGGCCGGGGATCGCTCTCCGGTGCGATGGTGTCGCCAGAACTGACAGAAACCGTCAGCCCCTCGGGCAGCTTGAGCTTGTGCGTCTTCAGCACCTTCTCAACCTGCGCGGGAGACTTCAGGTCCATCAGTTCAGACTCCGCGACGCCAAGGGCAACAATTGCCTCCTTGGCCTCTTGTTCTTTAGCCCATGATCGCTGGGCGCGCTTCGGTACAAGTTTATACCCCGGCACCTGGCCGCCTTTCTCAAGGACCGCAAGCGCCGCCTTACGCGCGGCGTCGATGACCGCCTCGACCCGCTCAGCGTCTTGCAGGATAGCAGCAATCGCCTGTATCGGCAGCGCGTCGAGTTGTGTCTTAACTAGACGGTCGCGTGCGCCGTTCATCGCCGGGCAGATGATCTTCGCTGGGCACCACTTGCAGTGCTCGCCCGCGTGGGGCGCGGTGTCGCGCTCGGCAGCGGCAAGGGCCATGCGCAGCTCATGCTCGAACTCACGCAGACGCGCCTTGTCCGTCACCCAGCGCCGCACGACCGGCGGCTGCACGATGATGAGCTCAACGAACGTCCGGTCACGGAATGCCCAATGGTCGCACGACAGCGCGGCAGCGGCGTAGAAGAGCAACTGATAGTTCTCTTCCGCCGTCACTTGGTGCCCGTCGCCGGTCTTCCAATCGAGCACGTACGCGGTGTCCTTGTCGAGCACGCCAATCATGTCGACAGTGCCGAACACGTCGGGATTCCACAGGTAGTGGACGCGCTTCTCAAGATCGAAGAGCGCCTCGCCGTGCGGGTCGACTTCGTTGTCGAACAGATCCAGCGCGGCCAGCACCTTCTCGTCGTCGATGTTGCGCGAGTCGATCTTGTCTTCCAACACCGCTTGCAGCAGCTCGTGCCGGCGTGTGCCTTCGCGCATGTCATCGTTTTCTTCTTGCGCGGGCATTTGCTGCGCCAGTTTGACGCTGGCCGGGCATTTGATGACGCGCTCGGCGGACGACCCGCCTACGATTTTAGAGTGGCTCATGGCTGCCCCACGCTAACACGACCGCCAACACCGCGCGACCACAAAAAATCGATGCTCTCAACAGCGCCCAGCGCCAGCAAATCCGCCGCCGTGTACAACGTCATGTTGTGGCGCGGGTAGCCGGGGCCAACGAAGATATCTTTGTTGCGGTAGTGCGGCACGTAGGTGATCCCGCGCAACACGTACACCGTTTGCTGGTGCGTCTGCACCTGTCTGTTCTGGTCCATCACGTTCACTTCAATCTCCTGTAGTTGACTAACGGAAATTGCATGGTATACCATTGCTTTGAAGTTTGCAACGGTATAAACTTTAAAGCATGCGGGAGATCAAAAATTTTAGAGCGCGACATAGAGAGATACCTGGTGCGCCGGGTCAAGGAGATCGGCGGCGTGGCCTACAAGTTTGTCTCGCCCTCGAACCGTGGCGTGGCGGACAGGCTGGTGGTGCTGCCGCAAGGCGTGGTGTGGTTCGTTGAGGTGAAGAAAGAAGGCGGGCGCTTGTCGACCTTGCAGAACATCTTCGCCGCCGAGATGGTGAGGCTGCAACAAAACATTTCAATCGTCTGGTCCAAGGAGGACGTCGACGATCTTATCAAGGAGATGCAATCGTGAGCTACGAAGAGCAGCGAGCAATTTTGATTCAGTACCTGCAAGTGATGATCGCACGATGCGACTGGCACGGCGTCGCGGACGTGGCGATGGACCTGCGCGAGATGGAAGCCGAACAGCGTGGTGCGAAATGAACCGCGACGACATCATCCGCACGGCGCGGGCGGCTGGCTTTGTCGATGGCGTTGTAGACATTATGGGATTTGATGGCTTTGCTAACTTCGCCGCTCTTGTTGCCGCAGCCGAGCGTGAGCGCATGGAGATCGACAGCATCCACACCTGCCACGCTGAGTGCCAGCGTCCTGCGTGTGTTGCGGTGCGTGAAGCGGTCAAAGCCGAGCTTGACCGGTGCGTGCTGATACTGGAGCGCCTGCACGAGCGATCTGGTGGGCAGTACAACTATTACTTGCACGCAGCCAAAGTGCTGAAGGGGGAGGCATGACCGAAGCCTTCTTCATAGGCTACGCAGTCGGAATCATCACCGGCTATGTGATCTGGGCACCGGAGACGCGGTTTAAACAAAACTTCGTTGACGGTTTGACACTGCGGTTTTTGTGGAGGCGGAGATGAGCATCGAAGCAATGAAACAGGCGCTGGAGGCGTTGGATGCTGGTGATTGGTACATCGGGCAAAAAAATCCGTTTGTGTGCCCAAGCGATGATGACGGAGAACATGAAAACCAAGTGAAAGCATTCATCACCGCCCTCCGCGCTGCCATTGAGCAGGCTGAAAAACAAGAAGGATGGACGCTGCGAGAAGTTCTATTTGAGAACGGAGAACCTATAGCGCATCGCGATGCTCCGTACGACCAGACCTCACTCGAACTGTGCAAAGAATGCGGCTGGAAGGCTGTTATCCCCGGTGATGGTTGTCTGGTCTGTGCTAGGCAGAAGGCGAAGCCGGTGGCTTGGATGTACGACTTTCTGTCAGACGACCGAGACGAGGTGATCCGAGACTGGGTTACGCAATCTCAGGATGACATTAAACGAGAGAACGGTTTCAACGTGCGACCGCTCTACACCGCACCGCGCCAATGGGTCGAACTGACGGACGACGAAGCGCGTGCGCTGGTTAATCGAGCGACGTTCGGCGATAGAACAAACTGGCAGGCGTTGGTTTACATGGTCGATGCGAAGCTGAAAGAAAAAAATGCGGCTTAGACCCTACCAAGACGAGGCCGCAGACTTCTTGTTCGCCAACGACCGCGCGATGATCCTAGCGTGGGTCGGCGCAGGCAAGACAGCGACCGCGCTCACGGCTATGAAGGCGATGCTGGACGAGCGGCACGCCAAGCGCTTTCTTGTGCTCGCGCCGCTGCGGGTCGCGCAGTCGGTCTGGCCGACAGAAGCCGCGCTCTGGGCGCCAGGTCTTGAGATTGCAGTGGCCGTCGGCTCGCCCGCGCAACGGGCGCGAGCGCTCGCGTCCAGCGCGCCAGTGGTTGTCACCAACTACGACAATCTGCTGTGGCTCGCGGAACAGAAGCTCGACTTCGATGCGGTCGTGTTTGATGAGCTGACGCGGCTCAAGAACCCGTCAGGCAAACGGTTCAAGGCGCTGCACAAGGTCATCGAGCCCATGCAGATCCGGTGGGGGCTGACCGGCAGCTTTACGTCCAACGGTCTTGAGGACGTGTTCGGCCAGTGCAAGATCGTCGATCAGACCATGCTTGGCCGCAGCAAGGGCGCCTTTTTGCAGCAATACTTCCACTGCATTAATCGCGACTTTGGCGATTACGTGCCGCTACCAGGCGCGCTCGAGGCGGTCATGCAGCGTATCCGCCCGTGGACGTACGTGCTCGAGTCGCATGAGTACCGCGACACCCTACCGCCGCTGCACACGCTACCGATCAAGCTCCAGATGCCTATGGAGCCCTACAAGACGTTGAAGCGCGAGATGGCGCTCATCTACCCCAACGCCGAGGTCATCGCCGCCAACGCCGCTGCGGTGACGTCCAAGCTCCAACAGATGAGCGCTGGGTTTGTCTATGACACGAACAGACAAACCGTCTGGCTGTCAGACCACAAGCTCGATGCGGTCGCAGACTTGCACGCCGAGAACCAGCGTGCGCCTATGCTCGTCTGGTATCAGTTCAAGGCGGAGCTTGCCGGGCTACAGGCGCGCTTTCCGCGCTTGCAGACGCTGGTCAACGACGACTCGATTGCGCGGTGGAACGCGGGGCAGATCGAGATGCTGGCGGTCCACCCTGCGTCTGCCGGGCATGGGCTCAACCTGCAAGGGCAATCGCGCATGGTGTGGATGTCGCTCCCGTGGTCGCTGGAGCTCTACGAGCAGGCGGTCGGTCGGCTGCACCGAGGCGGTCAGCGCCATGACGTGCTGAACTATGTGCTCACGACCGAGGGCACGGTGGATGAAACGATCTGGAAGGCTTTACATGAGAAACGAGAGGTATCTGATATGGCATTGGAGGCGCTCAAATGAGCCGATGGAACGAGAAACTAAAGGCCGCTCGGGCCGAGGCGCGCATACGGCAGCGGGAGTTCAACGCCGCCCAACGCGCGCTCAACCGGGTGCTTGCGGAGATTGCAAAACTGGAGAAGCGAATTGAACTGGCGCGAACTACAACGAAAGCTTAATCAACTGACGGAGAGTGAACTATGGGAACTGATCGAAGCGGAACTGGCAGGCAAGAAGCGCGTGTCACTGATCGAGAGAATGCATATGCGGGCAGCAGCATTACGCACTACCCGGGAGCGGCTGGATCTTTTGAAGCGTGCGACGTGCTCTACGCCGTAGGCGTGGCGACCGACGTCACAAAGACGTGGCGCCGTCACGGCTGGGTGCCGCCGTCGGAGCTGCCCGAGTACCATGCCAAGTGGGCCAAGGCCAAAGAACTAACCCGCATTTCAGAGGTAGGACGATGATTGATTACAGCGAAGGCTATCTGAACTTAAAGCGCATGGTGGAAGAGCTATGGCGCGCCACAAACGAACACGACTTCATGCGTGCTCGTGAGCTATGTTCAGACATCACGGTCGAGGCGCGGATGCTCCGCAATCAACTGGTAATTCAAGATGACGCTCACCGAGAAAGTTGAGCGTTATCTACGCACGCACAAAGCGCCTGTCACCATCCAGGCGCTTGCTGAGCGGTTTATGATGTCCCCAAGTGGAGTACGCAATGCCCTCTTCAGACTTGAGAAAATCAACGTCGCCCAATACGTCACCGTCAGCGGGCAACAGCTCTGGTCCATCGTCCGACACCCGCCCGCAGTGGCCGTTTCCGACACACCTGATCCGCCCAAGCGGCCCACTTCCTACCCCCACGCTCGAGGATATGATGACTGAACTTGGAGAAGCAAAATGGTAGACATGGTGAATCACCCTCCGCACTACACACGCGGCGGCGTTGAGTGTATTGACGCGCTCGCGTCAGCGACCGCAGGGCTGGAAGGGCTTGATGCGGTCTGTACCGCCAACGCCATCAAATACCTGTGGCGCTGGAAACAGAAGAATGGCGTTGAGGACTTGCGGAAGGCTCAGTGGTACATCAACAAGCTCATCGAGACATCTGTAGTGCCGCAGCCCGACCTTCTTCGACGCGGCGTGCCCAGCCCCGACCAAACGTGGGCCAAGTGGGTAGCGTCTGAAGATAGACAAGACGATTGTCTTGGAACTTGTTGATGACGTCCGCCGCCGGCATGGCAGCGACGGCCTTCAGCGTCATGGGGCCGATCGCGCCGTCCGGCGTCACGCCGACCACTTCTTGCAGGAGCTTGGCCGCGCGGCCTGGGCCTGAATTGATGGCGGTATCGAAGACCACGTAATCAACACCCGCCGGCAGATCGTCGGCGCGCACCTTGTCCCAATAGCGCTCTTTGTAGAGCGGCGCCACGTCGCTGGGCTGGAGATCGCGCATGTCCTGCTCGGTCACCGGATGCCCGCACCACTTCTCCCACGTCGCCTTGGTGCAGCCAAGGTTAGTGATGCCCCCTGGGTCGTCCTTGTGGTGAACGAAACCCCCTTCGTGATGCAGCACTGCCGCCAGCGCCGCGTTCCAGTTCTCTTTCATTTCTTGCTCTCAATCGTATCTTGCTTGGCCTTGCTGCCCGCGCTGCTTCCAAAGAAGAAGTTCAAGATCGTCGCCACCACGGTCGCCAAGATGAAGCCCAGCACCGTGTCGGCAAAGCGCACGTTGTCGGTCGGAATCTTTACCATCGTGATAAGAAAGATGTACCCGGCTGCGACGATGGACCAGAAGGTCGCCAGCACGTAAACGAACGACTTACTGATGCCGTTACCGTTGATGAGCGCCGCGATCTGCATCGCGCGGGCGTCTGCCGTGTTCTTGTTCGCCTGCTCGACCATGAACTCTTCATGCTGCATCGCGCGTTCGCGCAGGCGCGTGATGTCCTCGGCGTTCATGTCGGGCTTGAGTTCAACACCCGTCTTTTCTTGAACGTAATCAAGCCCCTTGTCCACGACCGCTTGCGCGACCTTGGGCAGGTTGTTCTGGATAAGAGTAGAGACGATACCTGCAATGATCGGGGCCATCAGCGCGCTACCTCCGCAAGGGCTATCATCAAGACAGCGATGAGTAAGACGATGATGCCAAAGATGTAGTTCATTTGGGCCACCTGTCGACGATGAACATGACGATGTGGAACAGAATGATCGCGCCTAGGCCCACCACGACGGCAACGAGCGCCGCGTCGGAGGTGTTCTTGATGAACTTCTTGCGTCGCCTGATTTGTTCGTAGACCATCTTCTCGCGCTGCTCTTTGATGCGCCGGCGCATCTGTACAAACTCGACGTAGCCGTCGCGGCCAAGGTGCTGTAACGGCCCGTAGTGGAACCAGTGGTACAGCGTCTTTTCCATCTCCTTGATCTTGACCTGGGCGGCGTAGGCGTCAAACGCCTCGACGGTGGCTGATTTGGAAAAGGTGAGTTTTTTGAACAGCGGGGGCTTGGTGTTCTGCTGCCCGTTCATCCACTCTTGCAGGTCGCTGACGGCGCCGGCCCACTTGCCAAGCTGACCGAACACATCCTCGGCCTCGCGCCCCAGCTCCACCGCCTTCTTCAGTCCGTTGAAAACGGCAGTCGCAGTCGCCAACAGACTGATCGGGTCTAGCATCTCACACCTTTAACACAAGCCCCAACAACAGCAGGATAATCGCGCCTGCCCCGCCGATCAAGATATGCTCTAGCCGCTTGATGCGCAGGATCGTCTCAGTCCATCGTTCCGCGCACACCGCTTCATGCGTGTTCAAGCGAGCCTCCACTTCGTTTGCTGATGCCATCGTTACCTCGCAAGGGCATTTTCAGATTCTTGTTCAAATGTAAACATGTTTCTTGTCGTTTCCGCTGCTTGCGCGCCTACGGCAGTCGTAGCGCGGCCCGCACGGTCGGTAAAGGCTTTTCGAGCGGTCGCGCGCTGGCGTGCCTTTTCGATTGCGTCGATAGCCGCATCGGGATCTCGATACATAAACTCGGTCAACTGTGCAGCAACACGCTTGTTGACGCGGCCTTCCAGCCCCGCCCAAACCGATCGCGCAGTTGTAGCCGCTGTGTCGAAGTAGGGTGGCGGCTTAAAACCTGTCTCTTCTGCGGCTTCAGTCGCAACCTTGCCTGGTTTGGGCGCGGGCGCCTTGGTACCGATATCCGCCAACGCGCTAGTTTTTTGCGCCCGTGCAATGTCACGAGCAACCGTAGCCAACGAATCAAACTCAGTCGGCGACAATTTTGGCACAAAATCTTTTATTGTATTTTCCACATCAGCAAACGACGGCACACCTTTGAACTCCGTCTGAACTTTTCGGAGTTGTATGGCTTGCTCAGTCAGATCCACCAAGTCTTGATAGACGCCTTTGCCGCCAAGCGCCTGCATGGCGGATGCTTTGTTGTCCGACAAGAATTTCAGCGCGTCCTGCGGGCGTCCATCGCTGATCTGACGCAACACGCGATCAGACGTCTCACGCGCTAACGCACTCTTTGCGCCGTCATCCATGCGCTGTAGAGCAGCACGCATACGCGACGGCTCTTTCAACAAATTGGTTACAACATCTTGCGCCGTCTCGCCGCCAAACTGCGTTCTAAGCGCCGCCAAGTTGTCAAACCCTTTGGCAAGATTGGCGGCTTGCTGTTGCACTTGTTCAAGACGATTGCGGATGCTCAGCCCGCCTTGCTCAAGGGTGTCAAGTTGACGCTCGTTGGTCTGTAAAAATCTGGCTACAGCGTCAGGCTTAACGCGCTGCGTTACTGGATCAACAACGGCCTGTCTAAACATATCTTCGACGCCCACTGCCATAGCCGCGCGGGCTTGTGGGTCGTTGCCAAATGTCGTGACGAACTGCCGCGCGTTAGTTTCATCGGCCAAAAATTTACCGACAGCATCCTTGGGCATCAGCCGCGTCTCATTAAATGCCGACGGCTGCAACAGCCGCGCCGTCTCGCCGCTCTTAAAACGAGGCACAAATTGCGTGCGGTACGTTTCTAGCGCAGAGGAATACAGACGCTTGGCGTCATCGGACAACGTGGTGCTAGATCCAATCGCATTATCGATGGCGCTATGAAGCTCCATCAAGTTACGCGCTTCTGATGCCGACAGAGACGACGTACCCCGCGCCGCATCGGTAACCTCTTGGTTGATGACCTTGCGAATAGCGTCAAGGTTCTCAAGTGTTGATGTAGCCGGACCTTCAGGAGCAGCGGGCGTAGTCATCATGCGCGATGAGATCCGACCAGCTCCAACTGGCTGAGCCTCCGGCATTTTCGGGGCCAACTTCAACAGCGCGCGTACGATCGGCGGCGCAGTGCTAGGATCCCAAGCCGTCAATGGCTTACCAAGAATGTTCTCGGCGCTGGCGACAACATTGCTAACGTCGATCGGCGTATCGCCCGCTGCCTTAAATGCGGCGTCATACGCAGGCGCAACTACTTTTTGCCGAGTTTCAGTCTTCAAAGCTTGTGCCCGAGCAGATAACTCTTCACCTGGCACGAGCGGCCCGGTCTTTTTCAAGCCACCGGTCAACTGCTCGGCCAGCTTGTTAAGTTGAGTTTGCTCTGCGGCTAACCGCTGCTGTAGCGAACTGCGTACTGCGTTTAGCTCAGCAGTAGCCTCTGGCGTGACTGCCGCGCCTTGCTTGGCAAACTCAGCTTCAATAGACGCCAATTCGTTTTTCAACGCAACGACGCGAGCTTTGTTGGCCTCGAATACTCTTTGCTCTTCCACCGGCAATTCTTGAAGCCGCCGCTCCATCGCTGCAAGCGCCGGCGTCTCGACGCCGCCCTCAACCGCGCGTTCGGCCAAAGTCGGCTTAAAGCCCGGCGTAGTCTTCATGCCGCGTGTTGCTCGCAGCGCGTTTGCTAATTCCTCACCGCCAGCTTTAACAAGCGCGTTGGCTGCCCCGATCGCCGGGTTAATAAACCGATCTGCAACCGTGCGGCCAGCGCCTAACGCCAGTTGAGTTGCGGGAGACAGTACAGACCCAAGCACAGCGCCAGCCAAAGTGTCTTCTGGATTGACGATCGCTGCTGCCGTACCGCCGCCAATTGCGCCGCCGCCAACACGCGCCAACAAATTTTGCACGCCCGTTAGCGCACCGGGATTAAAACCAGATGAACTAATGGCAGGAGCGTAGGGCGCTAGGCCGGGGACACGCGCAGCAATTGCACCGATAGCGCGCGGTACGGGCAATCCTGCGCCAATTTCAGCGGCTATTTGACCGCCCTTGTACGCTGTCGACCCTGGGTCAACGCCCATGGTACGCGCAAGATAGGCGTCCATGTCTTCGCGGTTGGGTGCGGTTACCGCTCCTAATGCTCGCGCGGCTTGCGGCAATCCGATTGTGGCGGCCACAGACCCAAGACCGCGCGCCACGCCACCTCGGATGTTGCGCTCTGTTTCAGCAAGCTCTTGCCGGGTTTGCTCGGGGATAAATGGAATCGCTGTAGCGACGCCAACGCCGGCAACTTTACTCTCGCCTAATTTGGATGCGTATGACGATAGCTCGCCATCAGATAGCGACCGATCTGACTCAATGTCATACGTTTTGCCGCCAACTTCTAGCGTGTATTTAGGCATTACGGCCTCTCAGTTACGAATACGCCAGGCGCAATCTCCCGCCGTCCGCCGTCTTCTGCGGCAGCCGCTGTGCCGCGACGCACCCCTGACTTGCCAGACGACTGAAACATCGGCGGCACTTCAAAACTTCTGCCTTGGTACTGTCGTTTAACTTGCTCGTTATTTTCAACTATCTTTGTGCCAAGTTTTGCTGCTTCTTCAGCGGTTAGATACGCGCGCCGAGCAAACTCCGCCAAAGTTTTTGGGTCATTTGCAATGTCAGCCGCTTTTGCTTTGACCAAAAAGTCCAAGTCTTTGTTAGTAAACCCGTTGCCCGTACCAAGATTTGACGCTTTGATTGCGTCAATCACAGCTTGTTTCAAGTCAGCTATAAGAGTTTCGGTAGCCGCAATCTGTTCCGATGGGCCTTTGCCCGTCACATTAAGCGCGCGCGCCAATTGCAGCTTAAATTCGGACGCCGGGCCAACAAATGCTTTATTTTGGTCAATCGCAGTCAACACACTGTTTGCACGGTTTGCAATAGACGGAGCTGTTTGTGCCGCTTCTAGGTCTTTTACAACTTGTCTTCCTAAGCCAGTGCCAATGGCTTGGTTAAACGCAGATTCGCCAGGCGTTACTTGAACCAGTGGGCGTCGCTCTGGCGCTTTTACAGGCGCGCCCTCAAACATCAACGGCTCCATTTCGCCGGTCCGCTTGTTAACCTTAAACAGCCCTTGGTCAGTCTCTTGTATGGTGAAGCCAGGGTTCGCGCGTTCAAACGCAGCTTTGTCCGCTGCCGTAGTGGCTTGCAAAGCGGCTGCTTCCGCGCGCTGCCGTTCGAAAGGCAACTTAGCTGCTGCGGTCGCAGCTTGCGATGCTGCTGCTTCTCCTTTTACCCGCGCGGCTTCGGTTTCGGTGCGGATTTTATCCAACTCAAGCAGCCGCTTTGACATGCCGGGCGTGGTTTCAATAAACCGATCCACCGCTTTTTTACGATCCTCTGGACCCATCAGCATAATTTCTGCTGCTGTTGAGCCCATGTCTAAGCCGCGCGACTTCAGCAGCCGAAACGCCTCAGAAAAATTTTCTAGTGACGGGTCTTTGCGAACAAACATCAGCCCTTCTGCAAGGTCTTGCAGCTTGTCTGCTTGACGTTTCTCTTGCGTTTCGATTTCCGCTCGCTGAGCCGTCAACGCCTGTAGCCCCGGCGCGCCGAATGCTGCCGCCTCAGAAAAAGACATCGGCGCTCCCGACGACAGTCGCGACCGCAGCGCGTTTTCCTGCTCTTGCGCACGCATCAACTGTTGCGCTTGCAGTTGGCGTAGCGCGTTTGCCTCTTGTGCCGCCTGTAGCTGACTGACCTGCGTCATCATGTTTAGCGGGGATGCGAACTCAGGGGCTTTGAATCCCATTGCGACTAACGGTTGAGTAGCCATTGCGTCACCTTGTGCTTAGAGCATACCTTGGCCGTAGCGGCCTGCGTAGTCATACATTGTTGCCGGACGGTTGGCAAGCATGTTCAGCATGCGGTCTTGCATGTACAGATTGGTGCCAGAGCCAATTGCGCCCGACAGCGCGTTCGCCATGCCCATCGTGCCGGAGGCTTGTGCCGCTCCGATCTGTCCAGCGGCGTTTGCTTGGGCAGCGCCAAGATTTCCCATCTGACCCGCGATGTTTGATGCAAGCCCTTGGCCGGCTTGTGCGGTCTGCATCAGCGGCAACATACGCGCGGTGCGCTCACCAGCAAACTGACCGTACTCCATAGCGCCAAGCCCTTGACGCCGGGCTAGTTCGTTTGCAAACCGACCGTATTCGGTGTTACCAAGCGCCGCGCGGCGCGACAGATCATCAGCAAACTGACTGTACTCTTGCCCTGCCAACGCCGCTCTTGCAGCGCGGTCTGCTTGGAACCGCGCAAAAGCGTTTTGGTATTCTTGTGACGCGAGCCCTTGGCCGTATCGCTGAAGCGCTTTGCCGGTGCCGCCCGACAACAGATTGCCGCGTGCCGCTGCGCTTTGCTCAAGCGCCTTCATGCCTTCGGCCAAACGGAATGCGTAGCCAGGGTCCGCTTCAAAATTAAACTGTTCAGACGCCAACTGACCCGGCGTGACGCCGGTGTATTGCATCCGCGAAATCTCTGCTGGTGACAGCCCCGCAGTAGGTTGGTACTGCTGAGCGGCTAGCTCAGCGGCTGACAACCCGGCGGAAGGGCGATAAGTTTGCGGGTTGCGCAGCTCTTGCAAGAGCATGTTTTGCGCTTCGATCCCAGCTTCTCGAAACGGTGCTTGCGTCTCAAGTTGGCGCTCAAACATGCGCTCTTGCGCTTCCATGCCTTCACGGGCCGCAGCGGCTTGAGTGCTGGCTGCACTGCGCGACGCACTAGCGCCAAGCAAACCGCTGGCAATCGAGCCCCCGGCAATTGCGGTTATTGGATCAGGCATTTGGGAACTCCTGGCGGTACGCCTCAAAAGTTTCGCCGTAAAGCGACAAGATGTCTCGCGCAGCGGTCATAGCAACGTCAGCCCCGTGGCAAATACGGACAACTTCCAGCACAACGTCATAGTAGCCTGCTCGCCATACAAACGACCGCTCATCAGCCTTGCG